GCCGAATCCGTAGCACTGGCTGCTGCTTTGAGCGCACCTGACTTGTAGTCCTTCTGAAGCGAGTCCTGCTGAATTGCCTGCCACGTCTGCTCGTTAAGGCTGATAGCCGGTATATGGATGCTGTTTGTGTTGCTGTCGTAGGCACCAAGGCCGCCGAGGTTCAGATCCCCAACCATTTTAACCGGCGGTACCTTGAAGCGCGTAACCGCCTCGCTCATGGTGTTTGCGACCGTCTTCGTAGCCTCAATACTGGTACCAGGCGGGAGAAGAACGTTTTCTGTTACCTTGCCGCGCATCCACTCCTCAACGCTGCTCACGTCCTTGCTGGATTTGATCGGCACTTTAGGGATCTTAGCACCAGGCTTCGCCATATAGTCAACGCCGCCCGTCCAAGCCTCTCGCTCGGCGGTCAGCTTCGCGAGCATGCCCTGGTTAACAACGTTGCCTTCATCATCGAGCAGCACTGGTATCTGACTGCAATAGCAGTTGTAACGGTTGCCGTCCTGCGCGTAGAACTCTTCTATTTCCTCAGTCGTGTACACCTTGCCGTGCCG